ATAAAGGGCATCAGTGCCAGGCTCATGTGCGGTGCAGGCATTGTGGTGCAGAACAAGATGCCAGTTTTAGTGCTGTTTTAACTTGTTCTGTTGCTTGTGAATGCTTCCGCAATCATAGTTCTGGTGAAAAGATTATTAAATCTTATCTCGACGAGCATAATATTCCTTATATTAGTGAATATACTTTCAATGATCTTTATGGCACTGGGAGTGGCGCACTTCGATATGATTTTGCTATTATGAATGGTGACGTACCCACTATGCTCATTGAGTTTGATGGTGCGCAACATTTTGAAGAAGCAGGCTCATATTATAACCCTACTGGTAAAGTGCAAGTCCATGATAATATTAAGGATACTTATGCAAAAGAACATAATATCCCCCTACTTCGTATTCCATATACTGAAGTGCTTAATATTGACAATATTTTAGGAACAGTTTTTTCTGTTTGATTTTTAAGAAAAAATATTGTATAATATATATGTAAAAAATGAGTAATTCCTCTTGTCCAAGAGGAAACAATGAGAAAAAGGAGAAACGCAATGAATACTTTCATGAACGGATTGAAGAACGCAACTAACTTCACTCGTACCGAGAATGGTGCAGTTACTCATAAGAGCACTCGTAGCGATCTGCTCGACCTGTTTGCAATGGGTGGCGCATACCGTACCCGTACTGACGAAGATGTCATTGTGCTCTTCGCTAATGCCTTCAAGGAGAACCCTGTTTATGCTTTGAAGTGCCTGTTTTATCTGCGCGACGTGCGTGGAGGCCAGGGTGAGCGTCGTTTCTTCCGTGTAGTCACTAAGTGGCTTGCGGCCCGTGAGACTGATGCTATGAAGCGCAATCTTCAGTATGTACCTGAGTTCGGACGCTGGGATGACCTGTACGTCTTTGTCGGTACCAAGCTGGAGAAGGACGCTATGCAGATTATGAAGGATCAGCTTCTGCTTGATATGCAGTGCAAGACCCCGTCTTTGCTTGCTAAGTGGCTGAAGTCTGAGAACACTTCGTCTGCGGACAGCCGTTATCTGGCGAATAAGACCCGCGCATTCCTCGGCATGACCCATAAGCAGTATCGTAAGACTCTTGCGATTCTGCGTGAGCGTATCAACATTGTTGAGCGCCTTATGTCCGAGAATCGCTGGGACGAGATTGAATTCGATAAGATTCCTTCTCGTGCAGGCATGATTTATAAGAACGCCTTTGCGCGTCACGACCTTGAGCGTATGCAATCTGATAAGGATGTTCAGTCCTATGAGGATTTTGCAAAGGATACCACTAAGAAGGTAAATGCTAAGACACTTTACCCATATGAGTGTGTATCTGAGGCTGTTAAGGTCATGTATGGCTCTAGCTGCAGTTGGAGCTATCACCGCAGAACTGTCGATCTCGACGACACTCAGCGTTTGATGGTCAACAAGTATTGGGATAATCTCGCAGATTATTTCAAGGGTGCCACCTTCAATGGCCTTGCTGTCATTGATACTTCCGGTTCTATGACCGGATCTGAGGCAAGCGCACCTATCAATGTTGCCATTTCTCTTGGCCTGTACTGTGCGGAAAAGGCTAAGGGGCCTTTCGCAGGACACTATGTGTCATTTAGTTCTCGTCCTCAGCTGATTGAGACTAATGGCGTAGACTTCTGCGATAAGGTGGAGAGAATTTATCGCACCAACCTTTGCGAAAACACCAACATCGAAGCTACCTTCGATCTGTTGCTGAATACCGCAATCGCCAATCACTGCACACAGGATGACCTGCCTAAGAACATCATCATCGTTTCCGATATGGAGTTCGACCAGGCTCGTGGTAGTTGGGGTTATTACAGACATAACCAGGACACTGTCCTGAGTGATGCTGAAACTCTCATGGAGGGTATTGCCCGTAAGTGGGAGGCTCGTGGCTACCAGATGCCTCACCTGATCTTCTGGAACGTCCAGGCGCGCCAGAACAACATTCCTATGTTGGGTCAGGGCCGCATCTCCTTTGTGAGTGGCTTCTCTCCTTCCATCTTTGAAACCATTATGTCCGGCAAGACCGGCTATGATCTCATGATGGAGAAGCTTAATACAGAGCGTTATGCCTGCATTAAGTAAATAAAAAAAATAAAGGGAACACCTATTAAGGTGTTCCCTTTTTTTATTTATTAGGAATCTTCGTCGGGAATATCAGGAATTGCACCGACTACTTTTTTATCAAGAATAAAACCATCAGCAGTCATTAAAATAACAACTTGCATATCACGATCTGGGGTAGTGCAAATTTCACTCCAAGCAGCAGCAAAAGCACCAGTAGCTGCCAATAATGCTGCATCAATATTATCGCCATATGCGGCTGCATGAGAATCAAAAATTTTTGGGAAACCAGAAGGAGTTGGGACATAATAGTTATTACCTGCAGCTCCAACTACTTTTTTCTATACTTCAAAAATTTGTCTTTTCATTCTTTAAATCCTCCTTATGTCTAAATCAAAGAACGTAATAAATTTAGTTCAGTAGCTACATTAGTTGCTTCAATATTAGTACCTACTATTAAATTTGTATTTTTGGCAATCGCCGCAGTAACTTTATATAAATTACCAGTATATGTCAAATATTCTCCAACCTCATAATTCTTACTTGCTTTTGCAGTTGTTTCAAATGGCGCCAATGTATGCAACATCTATTGGACAAATGCCGTTGTTGCAATTCTATCAGAATTAGAAGTAATACTTAATGTTGGAGCAGTTACAGCCCCGGTTAACTATGCTCCAACTAAATTAGCCTTAGTATCAATTAATTCTGCGGCTCTATTCCATCCGATTACATCAGTTTCTAATATATTAGTATCTCCAAAAGTAGCACCAGAATAAATCGTTAAATGATCTACTGCTAATGTAGCAGCATAATAACTTAATTCTAAGAACATACCATTTTCTATAAAGAAATAGTTCTCATGATAATTTAATGGAATAACCATTGGAGTACAATCATATTCAACTATATCTTCATCAGCAAGCCGATATATTACTTCGGCGCCCGTCTATGGAGTAGTCCCTTCAAGATAAGTATCTCTGTCTGATAACCAATGACCCGGTAAAGTTTCGCCATTATAAGACGCTATATGCTCTGTTACTTTCCATAATTTCCCTAGAATAGGATTAAATTTTAATCCATATAAATTACCTGCGGCCGCAGGTACATTAAATGTATAAGAAGTAGCCTCTTCTGGATCATTAGTATGTCCAATTTTAAAACTAACAGAAGTTGTAGCAGTAAAGGGCGTCATATAATAAGGATAGTATTTATCTGGCGCACCAACTGTAATCATTACATTAGTATCCTCAACACCCCATGATACTCTTACATATGCCCCATTAGCAGGAACCACACCATGAGTGCTCCAATTATTTCCTACTTTTAAATTACTTGCGAAACTTATCTATTTAATCCAGGTCTAATTAGCAGTATAAACATGAAGACGTCGATTAATACTACCTGAATTAGTAGGTCCAATTATACCAGTATAATAAATATCATCACCAGGTGATACTGGAATAAAATCACCTACATGGTCATTAGTATTACTTGCAAGATTACCATTTGCGCCAATATAAAAGCCTGGTGTATAACTATTAACATCTAATAAATTAATTGTACGAATCTGCTATGAAATAGTAGGTTCTATTGCAATATCTAAACTCAAAGCATTTTCAGCTTTAGCATTTATAATACCAAATTCAGAAGCATTAAGATTAGAAATTGTTTTTGCAATATTAGGGTTTAAACTATTTAATAATTGTTTATCATTCGCAGATAATAATCCATCAGTTGCTTCAGTGGCGAGAGGCGGAGATCCCATATTACGGGCAACAGTATCTTTAATATTATATTCAACACCATTTAATTTAATTTTAGAGAGATCAGGCAATTCAAATCAACCTCTTTCCTCAACCGTATATTTTTATTGTGCCAATATATACAGCACTAACTTTTGTATTACCAACATATAAATCATTTATACGTGTATTCCCTACGTAAATATTATTTAATAAACTAATATTATCTTGTCCTAAACCATAAATAATATATTTATACTAATGAATATTTTTAGTAATTACTTGATTAATAGTAACTAATA